TTAGATTCTACAATTTTAGGAGAACTATAAGTTGATAGATTTACAAAGCTAATCTTTGAATCTTTCTTTTTAGCCACCGTTGGCTTTCTGTATTTATTTATATGTTTACTCATAATATTATAAAATCGTTATTACCACTCTTTGATTTATATACATCTTTATTTACTGTATAATGTTCATTGTTAGATTGGTTTGTTGATTGTGCAGTACAAAATATTTTATCTCTATAAATAATGTTTGAATCCACTATTTCTCCTTGTGCATCATATACTTTTAAATCGTAAAAATGACCTTCCTTTAAATCAAAAACAGTTGTTATTTGAATGTAATTTTTAAAACGAATACCAACTAGAGAAAAAGTAACTGTATTATTAGTACTGTCATCTCTTAACTTTACAGTAACATCTCTTGAATATACTCTTGGTATAATATTAATAGTTTGTACATCAGATGTAGGTAACAAATGCTTCATATATATATAATAAAAAAAAACACGTTATTTATTTATTTAAACCAAAAAAAATAGGCAACCAATTAAGATTACCTATTTTAAAATAAGAAATAAAGAAATTAGATTATGCGTTTGGGTCAATTTGAGCCGCTGCATCTAAATTATCTAAAACTCCACCAGTTGTAAAGTTTGGTGCGTTTCTCTCGTTAGCAACCATAGTTAAATTAAATGAACTAGCATCTCCCATTGCAGCTCCAGTCAAAATTGAACCCCCAGTAGTATCTGCACCGTGCTCTAAACCTACTAAAAACACGTTTCCGTTATAGTCCTCTATTGCTATATGTGGACGTGATACTGCTAGTATAGCTATTTCAGCTTGTGTAGCACTATCTAATATAGGTAAAACTAAATTTAATGTTTGTGTATAGAACGTCGTTCCAGCTTCGTTAGAACTCGTTATACTTGTTTCTAATGATGAAGCACCTTTGATATCGTATTTATACCAAATGTTTGCTCCAGATATTCCTGTAATGTCTGCACCACTTACTCCGCCTGTTATAGTACCTAAAGTACCATAATCTGCAAAATAAATAGCTTTTAATCCTCCTACGGAAGTTTTGCAACCTAATGCTCTTCCCGCTGTTAATGTACAAGCCATATTATATTTTTTTTTAAGTTATAAAAAAAGGGTAAGCAGATGAACTACCTACCCTTTATTATTATTATTATTATTTGTTATTATAGTCCTAAACCATAAGAAACGATATCCTCAACAACTGCATAATTTACTGCTGCTGTATATCTAGCAATAAATCTTACATTTTGATCCCCTAAAGTTTCAGATGTATCAATTACACGAACCTCATTCAAGTCACTTAACAAAGATGTCGCAAAGAAAAGGTTGTCTTTGATAGACGCTATCATTTTATTAGATGCTAAACCATTTACAGGAACAATTTTAATTCCATCAAACATTTGTACATCAATATCTTGATTGTTTCCTTGTACACTTCCACCAGTATTAGCTAATGCTCTTTTATAAGCCCTGTACACGTTGTTAGCAACGTAAACATAAAGTCCTTCGTCTTGTAGTAATTTCTCTGGAATTGCATCAATCACAGATCCTAATTCCGTTAAAATATTTGCTGGAGTTATTGCCTCTCCTGTAATCTTTTGTGATCCAGTATGTGCAGCATCAGCAGCTAACAAAGTTGTGAAACCAGCAAAAGAACCATTTACTGCAGTTCCACCCCATATAGCAAGTTCAGTTGCTTGTGCTATTTTAGCAGCTGTTTTTCCGATAATAAAATCAGATAATTTTGCTGGGAAGTTATCGTGTGCAGATGCACCCATTGAACCAGCTTCGAACGTACTTCTAAATGTACTCTTACAAAGTTTGATGTTTACTTGTAAAGATTTAGGTTCGATAGTTCTTTCTGTCCAATTTAAAGTACCTACATCAGCAAAATCACAAGAAGCATCGGCAACTAGACCGTCTAATTCTAATCTTGTTAGAGTTTCTTTAAATTTTACATTTGGTTTAATTTCAATTAATCCGTTTGCTAAAGTGTTTCCACTTAAAAGCATCGCTGATACGTAATCAGATGCAAATTCTCCTACATACGAGGAGCTAATGTTAGTTGTTGTAGCCATTTTTATTTATTATTTATTTTATTAAAGATTCTTGATTGTATTGTGTTTTTTCCTTTTTGAGCAAATAGACTTAAGTTTTTCTTATCTGCTACATTTTCTGGATTGTGAGATATTCCTTCTACTTCGTCAACAGATAATTCAACAGATACTTCTTCTACTTTAGATAATTTTAATTCGTTGATCTCATTTCTTAATTTTTCAATTTCAGAAAAGAAAGTTTCTTTACTTATAGACTCAACAACTTTTTTAGGTGTTGCAGTTTCAGATAAATCTTCTTCAACAACTTCTTCTTCTACTGGTGCTTCTTCTTCTGCTGGTGCTTCTTCTTCTGCTCCAGCTTCTTTGATTTCTCCAATTACTCCTTCTTCTGCAACTACGATAGTAGAACCATCTTCCGCAATATATTCTCCGATTGGCAGAGCAACTCTTTCGTCATCTGCGACAACGAAAATTTCTGCACCAACTTCAAACACTTCTGCTTCTAAAATAGCACCATTATCAAGTTTCATTTGCTCTAATTTCACTTCAATACCAAGCAAGGTTCTAACTTTGTTTAACGTTTCTTTTGTATTCATATTTATATAATAAAATTTAGTTAATATTTTGCGTTTTGGTATTAAATTTATTCTTCGTCTGTGTTGCTAATGTTTCCAATTCCTTGCTTCCAATACTCTGGAGTTTCACATCCTTTTACTGGATTTGTTTTACACTCTATTGAGTAAGTGTTTAAACATTTACAATAAACCGCTCTCATTCTGATAATGCTTTTTTAAGTTCTTCAATTAGCTTTTCTTCTTTTGATAAATCTTCTTTTAATTCTTCGTTTGGTCTTTCTAATTTGTCTGCAAAATATCCCTCAATACTGAAACCTTTTACTAAACCATTTTTCACATAATTCTCCCAGATATCATCATTATCAACTTTTACAGAACCCATCCAAGTTCCAACTTTTACATCTAAACCATACAATGCAGTCTTGTCTTTTTCTTTATCTTCTACGATCCAGGACTCAACTAATGTCAATCCCTTTAATTGTTTATCGTGTTCTAATGTTGATTGTGATTGATTGCCATTTTGCAGATACATTTGTGATGCTCTTGCAATAGTATCTTTACTAAAAAAAATGTAGTATTCCTCTTTACCATTTTTTCTGTAAATAGGTTTATTTGGTATTAATAAAGCACCCATTAATAAACGCTTCTCTTTGCTTATTTCTGCGAGTTTTATCTCTTGGTTATTAAGTGCAATAAAATCTGACTCAATGGCACCGTTGGCTACCACGCTAATTGCTTCTACTCCGATTGCTTCGTCTTCATCTAAAATTAATTCTATAATCTTCATAAGTATATAATGTATTTTTTAAATTATTTTGTATTTTTAAATTGAAGCACCCTCAACAATATTCCTATCCATTGATTGTGCAGATGTTACATCCCCAGAAACTACATACGCTCTTGTAGGTTCTTGTGATTGTCCGCCTATTGCATCCGCTAATTGGTTTGTATCACTTGCACCAACCACGTTAAATGCTGGAGGTAAAGATGGAGCAGCTGGAATTGATGGAGCAGAACCACCACCACCACCGCCAGTACCTCCAAAAGAACTTGCAACCGATTTAGTTTTTTTAGTAGCTGCCATAACTCCAGAAACAATACCAGCAGCAGATGCTACATAACCAATTAAAGCTGGGATAGCAGCTGGAAACCCTAAAGCAAGTGTTTTAGAAAAACCAGTAGCAACTGCACCACCACTTTCAGCAGCGTTTAATTGAGAACCTACTATTGCTTTTGTAGCCTTTGATTTTATAGCACCTAAATCAATTAATAATTCTTGTGCAGCTATTAATTGCTTTGCTATTAAAGCAGCCCTACCCATTTTAGATTCAGCACCAAATATAGAAACAATGTCATTTAATGCTTGTTTTTTTGCAGCTATTTTTTTAGCTTCTAAATCTATTTCTTTTTCTACTAATTCAGCTTTAAGTGTTACGTTTTCTTCGTTGTTTGTATTTGTAAATTCATCTAAAGCAATTTGAGCATCTATCTTTGCTTGTGTACCTCCATTCGCTAAATCTATTATAGAT